GTAAGTCAACATTCTTAACTAGCATGCCAATCTCACTAGCATGTCGCTGTGCTAGATCGATAGTTCTTAATGCGCCTTGATTAAGACTAAATGCCACGTGAAATTGAAAGTCAAGTTTAGGAGCCAGCCTAAACTGATCGTCAACAAGTAATCGACTTGCGTGGCGCTGATCTCGCAATATAACATTTGCGTCAGCTGTTAATTGATTTGTAGGAGTGAATGCCATACTATTATTTATTAGATCGTATTAACTACGCAGTTAATGGTTAATCAATAAAAAACCCACCGAAGTGGGTTTTTATTATTGAGCGCCGTTAGTAAGCATAGTGCCGCCACCAGTACGTGGAAATCCTTGTGTACCGATGCCTGCATTTTTACCAATTTGTATGCAATTGTCTGGGAAAATTATAAGAGTAATTTCCATTGGTGTTTGTGTTGAATACTTTAAATCACCCCAGGCAGTATCTTGGATGTAGCATCCGTAACATTCCCAAGTTTCAAGTACTGCAACATTAGTTCCGTTGCCACCGTCTAACATTTCAATACGCATTGTGAACTTATAGTCACCAGCGGCCGCTGCCGAACTTTGTTCAAAGTAATCAAACTGTTTCTGATTCTGTTCGCCAACTAGTTTGCTAATACTGCCACTAACATCATCACGTAGTTTAAGTGTGATTGAGCCCCATGTTGGGCGGCCAGCATAGTTAATAGTTGAGTTATAAACTTGAATCTTTTGATTTTCTAATGTAACTTTCGGACGAGCCGCTTCACTAACTTGTTTAGTAAGTTCTGTTGTACTACCGCTAACGCCAAAGTTTTCAAAGCTAACTCTGAAACGATAGCTTAGTTTAGGCATCAACATACCTTGTGTAGTACCATCTTTTAGAGGTACTGTAAATCTTGATAAAGCTGCGATTGACATTTATATTCTCCTAATTATTTGCCGCCAAGGCCTTTGATTTCACCAGTGTTCTTTAAGCGTAGTGGAATGTAAATAAATTCAACTGCTTTAACTGGTTCAATCGCAATGTCTAGGTATAGCTCGCTACGATCAATTCTTGATGGTGTGTTATTGCTTGAATCGCAAACTACCAGGAAGTCATAAATTGCACGTTGACCAACTAGTTCTAGTAATAAACTTTCAGCGGCTTGCTTAATTTCATTACGAGTTTGTGTATCATTTGGTTCAAATATGTATGGCTTAGCTAGTTGTGATAACTGGCGACGTAAGTGAATTACCAAACGTGCTACGTTAATACGATCTAAGCTACTAGCAGTTAGTTGACGAGTCATTTGACCATAGTTAACTAATCCTGTACCTGTAATAAACGTAATTGGGTTTACATGCACTGTTGGCGATTGTAGTGTATCACGCTGTCCAGTGTTCAATGCAACTGAATTAAATTCACCTGTCAATGAATCAATGTATCCAACTGAGCTGGCATTTGTAATACCGCCACGGCGTGTACCAGCTGGTGCAAACCATGGGTAACTAACGTTATCACTTAGTGCAATGGTACGCAACATCATATGACTTGGAGGAACAACAATATTGTTGCCTAGCAAATCTGTAGTAAATCCTGATGGATAGAAAACAGCCATATATGGGTCAGTAGTCACTAGACCGTTATCACCGTTGTCTAATGCACCGGCAGTGTTTGCACCCCAGTTACTTAGTGTAGTAGCATCAGGTGCTAAACGTGCAGGACTATCACCAACAATAAACGCTGTCAATCCACGATCGTAATTCAAACCAACCATTGGTTGAATTGTTTCTGGATATCCTGGGCAAGCAATCAAGTTAAACACACGTGACTCTTCATCACGGATTTGTTGGTTACTGTTAATTAGCGCAACAAATGCCTGTAGTGCAACTTTACGTTGTGACTTGCGTCCAAATGTTCCTGCACCGTTTTCTTGATTTGCAGCCATGCTGAGCCAACGATGCGGATAGTAGTTAGTCATTAACTCATCAGCTTGGCGAGTATTTTTAGCTGTAAGATCTACATAATTCTGTGCAAATTGCAGTACATTAAATCCTGAGCGTCGTAGATTCCATAGCAACATACCACGTGGGTATAGTGCAGGATCTGGAGCATCAAAGTCTAAGAAGTTGCTCGATAACAATGATACGATTGAAGCGGCAGTACCTGTTTCGGTACCAACGCCTGGACCAGCAGTCCAACGTGCATCACGGAATAAAATTCCGCCTTGTGATGTTTGGTCTGTATTGTCGACTAGCACCCATTTCTTGGTCAAGTAGTTATACTTGTAAATCAGCGGATAGTTTTCTAAATCTGCTGTGCTGATCCATAAGTCACCATTGGCTAGCGGAGTACCATCGCTTTGTACAGTTGGCTGAGTAGCACTAACTATTGGTCCTGCTGGATCTGTTGTTGTACCACCAACTGCATTTTGTGTGTAGTTCAAATAACCAACCCAAGCACTGCCGTTGTGTACTAGAATATCAACTTCGTCGATAGTACTGTTGTACCACAATGTTCCATCTTCTGGAATTGTAGTCGGAGGAGTTGCTGACGCTGGTGCAAAACCAGAACCTGCAACTGTTGAAGTCCATAACGTAGCAACATACTTGTTAGCAGTGCCAGTTGAATCGTTAAAGTAGTTTGCAGTTGTAGCTACTGAGAATATTTTAGCTAACGGCAGTTGAGTTATGTCGACAAATCTAATATCTCCGCCGGTTGCGTGTGTAATTGTGATACTGTTGTTAGAAGCATTAAGCGCGGCAGACACTTGACTATCAACCATTGCTACTGAAATTGCTGACAACAATGTTGCGGCATCTGCTGCCGTTGAAGCCGCTGTAAATGTTACTGTTACTGCTGACGATAAAGTTGCACTTCCTGGAACAGTGGCAGCTATTGTAAAGCTGTTGACACCTGCTGTAAATGTGCCGGTTGTAATTGCACTAGAAATAATCTTTGTTGCTCCTACACCGCTACGTCCATAAATCTTAAAGTTAGCATATGGCGTTGCACCTTCATCGTCATTATATTTTACATACAACTGTCCCAATGCTAGGTTAATGCCGCCGCCTACTGGATCAATATTATACAATGCGGCTTGCGGAGTTGCATATAGTGAAGCTGTCTTTTCAATAAATGTGCTAGTTGCTTCATTGTATGTTTTAACTATCCAACTTGCACCCAAGTTAGCGTTGGTTGTTTTAACCCAAATACTTCCTGTTGGGTAAGCTGTTGCGCCGCCTGTAGTTGTTGCACCGTAAGCAGTACCGTCTGCTGTTGAATAGCTAGGAACTGAATAGTGTGGAGCTAGTGTAATTGCAGGAGCACGGTATGTTATGCTTTGTAAACCAACCTTGGCAACTGTTGTTCCTGAAACAACTACATCGACACCAGTTGAGTAAATTTCTAATTTGCTGTTAATTACAGCTGATGTAATGCCTAAAATTGCGGCTGAATTAATCGAAGTAACTAATGCGGCCAGCGTTGTGGCGCCAGTAACAGTACTGCCGTTAATGACAATAGTATCGCCACTTAATAGTGTTGGAGATGAAATTGTGCCCTGTGCTGTTGGCCAGCTAGACTTCCACTGTGGGCTACCTACTGCTACCCATGTACCGGCTGCAACGTCAGTGGCATACTTCTTGTACCATAGTTTGTTCAATGTTGTAACTGCTACCAGTGCATAATCACCAACTGAGCCTACGCTTGCTAGTGGAGCATATGTGCTTGCGCCAGTAGTTTGTGTGCTATCAGTAATTACTGTAACCTTTTGTGACATAAATGACTGACCGTCTGTGACAGTTGCGGCAGCACCGTTCCACTCAAAAATACCTAACTTGGTATTTGAAGTGTCGAACCAGTATGTGCCGTTTGGCGGAGGGCTAGTTGGAGCATTAGCGGAAGCATCTAACTGCCCTAGGTCTAAATCAGCACGTACAACATACGCACGATTACTTACACCTAGGAAACTGTAAGCAGCCTCTAGTCCATATTCGTTTTGCTCGCCACCGTGTACAGGGTTGTTGTTAGCATCAGTTTTAAATACCGGTGTACCAAAAGTATCTGATAAATCTTTTTGGCTAGTTAATAGATAAACTTTTCCTGCGTTTGCTTTCAACGTTCCGGGTGCTGTACCAGTACCTGCTCCGTTTTGTTTGTTTTCTGCCGAAGCAACGATAATTAAAGGGGTTGTACCCGGAGCCGCTGGGGTATAGAACGATTCGTCTATAACTGTTACGCTAACGCCTGGTGAACTTAGTTGAGCCATTTTGTAATCTCCATGATGACATGCTGTTCATGTATTTAT